CACCACCATATATCTCCCAATTCTAAATACTTAGCACGTAAAATAGGGAGAACTATGGCTCCATAATCATATATGGATGTCACGGTATCGTCCCTATTTTGTATTATACCTACATAGTCTTGACCAGCGTAGGAACAAATAGAAATATAGGGATGATTCTCGCTCAGCTTCTTGAAAAAGTCTTCGTTCATACTCACATACATATTTACACCTTTTTGCCCAAAGTAATATTTTAATGAATAAATACTTTACTGAGGAGATTTAAGTGTACGCAACATCTGTATTCGTTTATACACAACGGCAAACTGTTGTACTCCTCATTGGAAACTCACCGAGGAAGTATATGCCTGTATATGCAAAACCATTAACACTCAACAAGGGTGTAGACAACCGAATTCAGTTTCAGTTCCTAAATCAGGAACAGAAGCCAGTAGACATCACAGGTAAAAGTATTACTTGTAGAATCCTTAACTACACCGGAACCGAAGTCCTGCTTCGAAAAGCATTGGATTTAGATTTCGCACTTACCGGTATTGCCTCACTTAAAGTTAATGCTGCTGACATTGAAGGCATCGATGCTCAAAGAGCATATTATTCACTAGAGATTCCGGTAGGCGAGTTTGACTATCCTGTATTTGTAGATGCAAATGCCGGTGCTCGTGGCGACATGAACATTGTTAACAGTGTGTTGCCGTCATTTGTTCCTTCACAGACAGTAACTATTCCAACTGGTCAGGCTTTCCCCAACATTAGTAATAGCAGCGGCAATACTAATCTTGTATACGATACAAGTATTATTAACACACAATCTAATCCAGTCCTAACTATTCAAACACGATATGACGAATATTACGGAAATGTTGCTATATTAGGTTCCAGTATCGTAGACGGAGACTTCTATGTGATTCAAGCTGATGATGACTTAGCTAATGTGACTGAAACTAGAGGATATACCATTCATGGATATCATCCATTCGTTAAGGTAGAATTTACAAGTAATTCAGGTGCGGTAACCAATATACTTGCACGATAACGAATTTAGTGTTATAGTAAATTAATGTTTGATATCCTGACAATTATTCCGGGAAAGAAGAAGCTTACCCAAAGCGGCTGGACTAGCTTCAATGCGGTCTGCTGTCATCACCGCGGGCACAAAGCTGACAAGAGAAGCAGAGCAGGCATTAGATTTGATGGCGACAACTGGAGCTATCACTGCTTCAATTGTGATTTCAAAGCTGGGTTTCAGTTAGGAAAGAGTATCAGTCGCAACACAAGACAGTTACTTGAATGGTGCGGCATTGAACAGAATCAGATTGCTAAGTGGAATCTAGAGAGTCTACAACAAAAAGACTTGCTTGATTTTATCAAGGTAAGAAAAGAAAAGAAGAAAGTAAAGTTCAAAGAACTATCGCTGCCTGATGCTGAACTACTTGATGCTACTAATGAGAAACATAAAGTCTTCATTGAATATTTGAGCAGCCGAGCTATAAAGCATGATGAGTATCCTTTTATGGTTACTCCTGATGAGCAAGGCAGAAATAGTAACAGAATCATTATCCCTTATACGTTTGAGGGCAAGATAGTAGGGCATACTAGTAGGTATCTTGATGACAGAACACCAAAGTTCATCAAAGAACAGCAGACTGGGTACGTGTTTGGATATGATTTTCAGAAGCCTAATTGGGAAATTTGCTTAGTAGTTGAGGGTATCTTTGACGCCCTTTCTCTTAACGCCTGTGCGCTAACCCATGATACAATTAGTGATGAGCAAGCAGAGATATTACGAAGGCTTAATCGCAAAGTGATTGTCGTTCCAGACTTAGATAAGACTGGACTAGCAATTTGCGATAGAGCATTAGAGCTAGGGTTTCATGTCGCCATTCCCGAATGGAGTGATGAGATAAAAGATGCTAATGATGCAGTAGTAAAATATGGCAAATTGCCGACACTGCTAAGTATACTGAAAAGTGCAACTAACAGTAAGATCAAATTACAGATGATAAGGACAAAACTTGCTAAAAGAATATAACACTGATATACAACGTCTATTCCTTCAGATGATGGTCACTAATTCCGAGTTGTATACTCGTGTCATGAACATCATGAATCCAGAAAACTTTGATCGTAGTCTAAGAAACGTTGCGGAATTTATCGTAGAGCATACTGCCAAATATAGCATTATGCCTGATATAACGCAGATTAAAGCAACCACAGGTGAAGCAATTGACCATATCGAAGACTTGTCTGATGGACATTACGAATGGTTTTTGGAAGAATTTGAGTCGTTCACTAAGCGTCAGGAGCTTGAAAGAGCTATTCTTAAAGCAGCCGATATGCTTGAGAAGGGGGAGTTTGACCCGGTCGAACAACTAATCAAAGATGCAGTGCAAATCAGTCTACAGCGTGACATGGGTACAGATTATTTCGCTGACCCTAAGGAACGATTGAACAAGTATTTCAATGCAGGTGGTCAGGTATCTACTGGTTGGCCCCAGCTTGACAGAGTTATGTATGGTGGAATGAGTCGTGGCGAGTTGAACATCTTTGCAGGCGGCTCTGGTTCTGGTAAGTCACTTGTCATGATGAACATTGCACTTAACTGGCTCAGTCAGGGACTTAGTGGGGTCTATATCACTCTCGAACTTTCAGAGGAATTGACATCGCTTCGTACTGATGCTATGTTGACTAATATGAGTACTAGAGACATTCGAAAGAATTTGGATGATACTGAATTGCGAGTCAAGATGGCTGGTAAGAAGTTCGGTAAGTATCGTGTTAAAGCACTTCCGGCACAGAGTAACGTCAACGCTATTCGTTCTTATATTAAAGAAGTGCAGATTCAGACTGGTATCAAGGTTGATTTCGTAATGATTGACTATCTTGATTTGGTCATGCCTGTGTCTGTCAAAGTCAATCCTAACGACCAGTTCATCAAGGACAAGTATGTATCAGAAGAACTTCGCAATCTAGCGAAAGAACTTGGTGTTCTTCTCATCACTGCATCACAGTTAAATCGTAGTGCAGTTGAAGAAATCGAATTCGATCACAGTCACATTGCAGGCGGTATTTCTAAGATTAATACTGCTGACTATGTGTTCGGTATCTTTACGTCACGTTCTATGAAAGAGCGCGGCAAGTATCAGATTCAGTGTATGAAGTCTCGTAGTTCCACTGGGGTAGGTCAGAAGATTGATTTGGAATACAACATTGAAACTATGCGTATTACTGATGACGATCCAGAAGAGGGTAGACAGCAACAGCCTACTCCTAATCAAATACTAAGTCAAATTAAAACTACGAGTCAAGTAGGTTCTACTAACGATGCAGTGCATAATACAATTGAACAAAAGGAAACTAAAGGTGTAGGGGACGCACAATCCGCTAAATTAAAGTCACTATTGAACTCACTTAAGAAATGATTTTCAGACTTAAGAATAAATACATTCAGTAGGATCTTTACACTATTATGCAAAAAAAGACTCGTAGCCTTTTAGAAGAACTCCAATCGTTCGGGGATACCCGTGATATTAATAATATCATTGAAAACCGTGCGTCCAACATTATTACTAGTGCTATCAATTTGATTGAATTGATGCAAAAACACTATCCTTCCGATAAGGCAGAACTGCTTGAGAAGAAATTGTTGAGCGCAATTAAGGGTAAAGATCAAGCAAGATTTGCAAAGTCCTTAAGGAAGAAACATGAAAATAAGTGAATTCAAAAAGCTTGAAGAACAAATAGAAAAGCAGAAATTAGATGAGCTTAGTCTAAGCAGTTTTATCGGAGATTTCGGATCAGCCGCAGTAAAAAGTGCGTTTTCTGGTAAAGGTCTCAAGCAACAGATGATTCAAGACATGTTCTTGAAAGATTTTTACGATGACGCTTACACTTCACTTGATAATGCAATTAAAGGTCGAGTAGTAAACCCTAAAGTAAAAGGAACTCTTTCACCCACAGCCGTTGAAAAGAATCCTGCTGATGTCAAGCCCGAACCGGGAGAACCGGGAGCTAAACCTACTCCCACAGCTCCAACTGCTTCAGGAACACCCGCAGTTCCAGGAACACCTTCGGCAGCTCCAGCTACCCCCGGAGCACCCGCAGCCAAGACAAGTGCTACAGCACCCGCAGTTGCAGCTAATAAGTCACAGCAGCAAACAACGCAGAATATCAATAACTACGTTAAGCAGGCTGCACAATCAATTAATCAAGCTACTGATAAAAATCAAAAAATTGCACTTACAAAAGAACTTGTAAACTCTATGGCTGACCGTCAAGGGTCACCCGAATGGAATAACGCTGTTAAAGGCGTTGAAGGTATTATTAAACGAGCAGGAACTGATCCTGCTTTTGCCAATCAAGCGGTTAATAATCTTCGTTCAGGTAAA